CACTGCCGGTAAGTATCCAGAATCCCATTGCAAATTAAACTGGACAAATATGCCGTGAAATCCTCTGCGGTATACACCCGGTCAAGGTTTTGTGCGTTAAAAAATCCATAAGAAAATGCCATATGCTCACTCCATTTCTTTGAAGGTCGGGGTCAGACTTCTGCCGTTCTGGTCGAAGCTCTCCACCATGCCGATCAGCTGGATTCTGGGTTGAATCAAGCCGAATCTTCTCTGTTCCACAGTTACATAGTCGCCCACAAAGTAATCCTTGTTGTACTGATACTGGGTGGAAAAAGCAGCGATGGCAGATTCTGATGCCGTTTTTGGCTGCACCAGATGTTCTGCACCGCTGCTTTTCAAAATTTCTAAATATTCCGCATCGGTCACATCTTCTTCCTGTGCCGTGTTTCGCTCATCCACATACACCTCATAGCGGTCAAGATAGGTCGGCTCTGCACCGGAACAGAAGGTGGTTCGCTTTCTGGCATTTCCTTCACCGCAGCCCAGCACATAGGCGAAGTTTTTCTGCACGGCATCGTCCGCTGCATAGGAAAAGGACAGCAGATTGTTGTACGCATCGGAGAATACGATGTGGGGGTTTTCATCCTGCAACAAACTGCGGTCTGTTCCGGAAAACAGGTCGCATTTCAGTGCATTTCCATCCAGCCGCACATTTGCCGAACCGCCGATGGTTTCACAAAGGCTGTACAGCCATTCTAAGATGTTGTCATAGCTGACCTGCATTCGTGCGGTTTTCTGCCAGCAGTCACCGGACACCGTTCCCATGGAAAAACCGGGCAGATTGCGGATTCCGGCAGAAATCACATTGCGGGACAGCACTTTGCGGACGATGTCCTCATAGTTGCCGTTTGCGGTGATGGTGGGATAGATGATTCTTCGTTCCAGCAGACAGGCAAGAAACCGTCCGGTGACAGTCAGGTAATCACCCTTTTCGGCATCGGTCTCCAATTGCAGAGATTCAATGATGCCGAAGTGCTGTGTATCATCGCTCCTCGCCACGATTCTGCCACGCTGAAAGATGGATACATTCTGCGGACTAGCAGCGATATACACCTCAAAGCAGCCGCACTGGTAGAACTCAATGTCCCATAAGAGCGAAGAATAACTGTCGCAGATGGCTTCCAGTGACACAGAAATCTGGTCTTTCAGAGCCGTCAAGCTGTAAATTTCCAACTGCATTTCTCACACTCCCAGATAAGAATTGCGGTGCATCAAAGTCACTCGCAGCTTTTTCACCCCACGAACTGCCTCGACCCGAAAGATATTTGTGCCTTCCTTCAAGGTCAGCCAAGTCGAACCGGAAACCAGCCGGTTCAGGATATTGCTGTCTACGCCATTGCGTGTCAGCGTGACGGTCTTGTTTCCGGTTTTCGTGGTAACCGTAATGACATCACCGGTCAGAATATCACCTTTGATTTGCAGATATTCGCCATTTTCGTTGTAGATGGTCGGTGTCACTGCCACCACTTCTTGCGGAATGTCGTTGGGCAATGCCTCAATTCGCAGTGTGAATCCGGTTTCATCTCCGTCATTGGTAATGGATAAGGCATCACTGTTGGAATACACACCCAAAGGAAAAGGAGCATCGCTCTCCGGAAAAGGAAAGTGAAATGCTCCGGTGATGCCGCTGTAATAGGCATAGAAAATATCCCGGCTGTACCAGTAGATGTCCGGACAGAGAATAGAGATCTGCCCGTTGATCTGCTGCTCGAAATTTGACACTTCGCAGGTTTCTACATATCCCTCGGCATAGACATCGATGTTTGCCGTCCTGTACCAGATCTTGATGTATCGGGACGGCTTGACCACATGATACAGCTGATGCCGCCGTTTCTCGATGCCGATGCCACGCATAGCAAAGGAGATGACTACGTTTCGTTTTTCAATGAAAGCGTTGTTCAGGTAGCTGCCGTTCATGCCTGCGTAAGAAGAAGTGGAAATCGTTCCGGCAGGCGGATTCAGACCTTCGATTTTGGAGGTCATGTATTGGTTGGCGGTGGCGGTCATATCTAATCGTTCACCGTTTTCATTTTCTAAAACCAGAGAAAAATACATTACACACCCCCATTACACATTCAACGCATTCCGTGTCAACCGATAAATCTCCAACCGTGACAGTGCCTTCGGCGATTGATTCGTCTGATTCACCGTTTTCCGGTTGTCCGTGTTGTAATAATTGTTCACCGTCCCACCGGAACTGTCGGGCAGCATGGCTCCGGAGATTCCATGCAAGCTGTAATTCAAATCAGAATCCATGGTCAGCTGCATGGCTTTTGCTACACCGCCTACGGCTTTCTCCACATACTTCTTGCTCTTGTCAATGCCCTCTGCCAGCCCTTTCATAAAGTCCGGCATCCAACTCTCGTAGTCTGTCAGCGGACCTTTGTCCGGGACGGAGAAGTGCAGGAAATCCCGAATGGTATCGGCAACATTGGTGACACAGTCCGCCAGCCAGCCGATGGCACTCTGAATGCCGTCAATGATTCCCTGAATGATGTCCCGTCCCCAGTTCCAGGCATCCGAAGCCAATCCCTTGATATATCCCACAGCGGCATCGAATCCATTCTGAATAGTGGATTTGATGCCGCTGATTTTGTCGGAAACCGCAGAACGAATGTTGTCCCAGATGCTGGACACCGTAGAAGAAATGCTCTGCATCACGTTGGAAATGGTACTCTTGATGCTGTTCCAGATGTTAGATACCACCGACCGGATGGCGTTCAGAACATTGGAAACCGCAGAAGAAATCTGATTCCAGATGGAGGATACCACAGAAAAAATGGCATTCATCACACTGGAGATCGTGCCGGAGATGCTGTTCCAGATGGAAGAAACTACATTCCAGATCGCAGACAGGACAGACGAAATGAAACCGGATACAGCATTCCAAACCGTAGTTACCACATCTTGAATTGCCGTCAAAACCGTGGAAATCGTATTGGAAATGGCATTCCAGATGGTTTCAAATGTCGTTCGGATGCCTTCTAAAATCGGTGTTAAAAACGCCACGATCGCATTCCAAATGGCACTGATCTTCTCCGAGATCCAGTCCATCACTCTACCCACAATGATTTGAATGGCTTCAAAAATCGTCTGAAACAGATAGCCGAATGCTGTGATCAGCGGTTCTAAGGTGGTGTAAATGGCATTCCAAACGGTCGTAATGACGTTATGAATCGCCTGAAATACCGTAGAAACCACAGTGTAAATGGCATTGAAAATCGTGCTGAAAAAGTTGTAGATTCCAGTCCAGATGGCAGTGAAGAAATCCCGGATCGCTGTAAATACGGTCGTTGCCACCGTCTGAATGGCAGTGACAATGGTGGTGAAGGTATTGGAAATGGATGTCCAGGTGTTGACGAAAAAGTCCCGGATTCCGGTAACGATTCCCGTGAAGAAGGAAGCAATGCTGTTCCAGGTATTCACAAAAAATGTTTTGATGGAAGTCCAGACTTCGTTCCAGCTTGTTCCGAACCATCCCAGCACCACATCTGCAATGCCTTTCAGGGTATTCATAATATTGCGGAACGTGTTGACAATGAAGTCCCAGATAGATGTGAAGATGCCTTTGATGCCATTCCAGCACTGTTCCCAGTCACCAGTAAACAGACCAATCAGCACGTCCAGCAGCCCCAGAAGAACACCAGTAAACTCTGAAAAGATGTTGGAGATATTCTGAAAGACACCTTCAAAAATGGGAGCCAGCAGATTGCACAGCCCGTCCCACGCCGCTTTCAGCACATCGGTGAAACTCTCAAAGTCGAATCCCAGAGCATTTAACCGATCAGTGATGCCCTGTGTCAATCCGGTAAAGGTGCTTTTGATTTGCTCCCAGATGGCGATGATGTTGCTTTTGAATTCGTCATTGGTTTTCCAGAGATGCACAAAGGCAGCCACCAAAGCAGCAATAGCTGCGATAATGGCGAGCAGCGGACCCAGCGAAACGCCCAACGCCCCCGTTACAGCCCCGATGCCACTCTGCACAGCAGAGAAAAGGGCGGGCAATTTGGACACTGCGGAAAAGACCGTTCCCACGCTGGAGATGGTCTTTCCCAATGCGATCAGCATCGGTCCCAGAGCAGCAGCCACCAGTGCAATCTTTGCAATGGTTTCTTTGGTCTGTGGGTCTAACTGGTTCAGCTTGTCCACCAGTTCCTGAATGTGGGAAACCACAGAACGAATGGTGGGCATCAGAATATCAGAAAAGGAAATCGCCAACTCTTCCAGCTGGGACTTCAAGATGGTCACTTGTCCGGCAAGGTTATCCTGCATGACAGCCGCCATTTTTTCAGTCGTGCCATTGTAGCCGTCTACTGTATCTGAACAGGTATCAATGGCATTGGACAGTTTTTCAAAGTCCGCCGGGGAACCGTTGATGATTGCCAGCATACCGGACATTGCCTCTTTGCCAAACAGCGATGCGGCTGCCTGTGCCTGTTCTGCCTCAGAAAGACCGCCCAATTTCTGTCGGAGTTGTTCCATGAGTTCCCGCAGAGAATACATCTTGCCGGAACTATCTGTCAGAGAAATGCCGTACTGTTCCATGGCAGATGCTACCGTATCTGTTGGCTTTGCCAGATTGGTGATGGCAGAACGCAGTGCGGTACCAGCCTGTGAGGATTTGATACCGGCGTTTGCCATCAGCCCAATGGCAATGGCAGAGTCTTCAGCAGAGTATCCCAAAGAACCCAGCACCGGAGCAGCATACTTGAAAGTTTCACCCATCATGCTGACATTGGTGTTAGCGTTGGAACTTGCGGCTGCCAGAATATCCGCAAAGTGTCCGCTGTCGGCAGCAGTTAAGCCGAAAGCGGTCAGAGCATCTGTGACAATATCCGAAGTTGTCGCCAAGTCCTCACCGGAAGCGGCGGCAAGGTTCATAATGCCTTCAATACCGCTGAGCATATCATTGGTTTTCCAACCTGCCATTGCCATATAGTTCATGGCTTCCGCAGCCTCGCTTGCAGAGAATTTTGTTTTGCTGCCCATTTCACGAGCCTTTTCCCGGAGAGCATCCAGCTCTGAACCGGTCGCACCGGACACAGCTGCCACCTTTGACATGGCGGAATCGAAATCCGCACCAGTTTTCACGGCAATGGTTCCCAGAGCCGTAACACCGGCGGTAACCGGCAGCAGCTTTTGTCCCACACCGGAGATCTTATCCCCGGCGGACTGCAGCGTTTCACCCAGAACACCCATCTTTTCCAAGACGGTGTGAGAATTGTTTGCTTCTGTGGTCAGGCGTTTCAGTTCGTTTTCGGTTTCGATGATCTCCCGCTGCAAAGCATCATACTGCTGCTGTGAGATTTCACCATTTGCAAGAGCCGTATTGGCTTGTTCTGCGGCAGTTTTCAGCACTTCCAGCTTTTCTTTGGTAGCTGTCACCGCATCGGCGAGGAGCTTATGCTTCTGGGACAAGAGCTCGGTGTTGGTGGGGTCAAGTTTCAGCAGTTTCTGCACATCTTTCAGCTGTGTCTGCGTCCCCTTGATGTCCTTGTTGACACCTTCCAGTGCTTTTGACAGCTTGGTGGTATCACCGCCGATTTCTACGGTGATGCCCTTGATTCTGTTTGCCATGTGGTTCACCTCCTCCGTGAGGGCATGAAAAAAGCACCTGCTTGATTATAAGCAGATGCTTTTTAGATTATTTATCAGCTTCACTCTGTAATATCTCAGCTAATTCTATCCATGCGGTTATGGTAAAAGACAGCTTTGTATTCTCATATGAATACCGCCATTCTATAAAATCGTCATTTTCTGCTTTCAAAAAATCAGTAAGACAGTTGTATGAAATGTTGCTAAATTTTGAAAAAACAACTTTTTTATTAAATGCTGTTTCTATTGAGGCCTTTTTATTCTGATCTAACGCTTGGAATAAATCATATATACCATGCAAACCTTTAAAGGTTCCTGTACTCTTACTAATAAGTACTTTAAGGAACAGTTCACATGAAAATACAGTATTAATTGCACAAGGGGTCATCAGTATCATTTCATCGTTGTTCTCAGGTGCGTTCAAGACTTTGGCTGCTTTTAGAAATGCTTTTGCACTTGCTAATGCTTCTTTTTGCTGCTCAGAATCCATAGAGTAAGTTTTCGCCATAACCAAAACTCCTTTTTACTAAATGTATTATAATCTTTATTATACCACATATTAGCTACAAAGTCAATTGTCAAAACGCATCGAAATCCGCCTGCCCAGCAACCTCATGCCAGCCGTCATATTTGTCATTCTCCCGTTCGGTGAACATATCATTCACCAGACCAATGGTCAAAAAATCCAAATCGCCCATTGACAAACCAAGCTGAACGCACCGCAACAAAAACAGCGGTGTGGTCATCGGTCGGTCAATCGGGCGATGTTTTTTTTAGACTTGACCTGTGTTTCTACGTTCAAACCCCAGAGATCGATCAGCTGCGGCAAAATCTCATAAATACTGAACGTGTTGAACTGTTCCAGCCATTCATCCGGAGAAGCCGGAACGGCTGGGTCAGCGTGTTTTGCCATGATATAGGCGATGTTCTCAAATACCTCAAGGCTTTCAATATCCAGTGCGGA